CAATTGTTTTGCGTTCATTTTCCCAATTCCTTTAACATCTCATCCGCCCTCGCCTCCCAATTCTGCGTCTCACTATCCGCGATCCTGCGGGCGGCCGCCCAATCTATCTCTCGGAAGAAGATTTCGTAACCTGCGCTGACATACCAGTTGAACACCGGCTCCAGGGCCTTAAGTTGGGCGGGCTGTTCGGGATTCACGGCGTCGAAGATTACCCCCCGGCCTACGATCGGCGCGATGTGACTTATCGTTCCCGCTCGCCGATAGAAGACAGCATAGACATGCTCCCAATAGTCTTTAGTACCCGCCATGGGAACATGATGAATGAAGACCCGCTCGAAAAGCTCCGCCGCCGTCATGCGGATGTTGTAACCCATCAGGAATAGCGGCCAGCAAATCGCGCCGCTGCAATCGGTCTCGAAGATGTTCTCGCGGCCTAGTACATACTGCGCACCGTGCATGAAGAATACGAAGTATCGGAAGCGCTCCGCGTCGGTCGATGCTTCAAGTTTCCGCTGTAAGTAGGGCGCAAGAACCAGTAATGAGATCATCTAGTTCACCACTATTTTTTTTGTCTCTTGGTTCTATTCTTAATAGCCATTTTTGCAATTTGCTTCACTTTTGTGACCATCCGTGGATTTTCCTTCAACCAGAAAAGGAAAGGACATTGAGCCGGATACTGTTCTTTCCATTCCCAAAGCACATCTACTTTTTTCGCCATGCCGTTGATTACCATTTTCTTTATCAGGTCAACATCTTTGGCCAACCGAAAAAGTGTTTTGAGAATTATCGCTTCGGTAGAATTGTTATTTGCCATAGATACTCCGTTGGGTAAGGAATATATAAATCAAAACCTCTTGGCGACCCATTATAGTAAATCCTTTATCGCATTAACGAACCCCGTGACCTCGGCTGGCCTGGGTTGGCCGGCCCGGATTGCATTTAACTCCATCAGCAGGATCCTAGCAAAATTCTTGATGTTTAACCGCTGCTCGATGATGGCTGTCTCAGCCTTCTTCTTCTCGATCTCGGCCTCGATGACTGGCCATGCCGCAACCAGATCGTCCCAAACCGGTTTCGGCCTAGGGTCCTCCCAGCGCAGCGCCTCGAACTCCTTTCGGGTATTCCCGGTGAGGCAGCCGCCGTATTGCGCGGCGGGTACCAACCGTGCGAGAACTAATGCCACGTCCATCATGCCACCTTCCGGATGATTATGTCGGAGTAGATCTCGACTTTCCCGTTGATATTGGCCGCAATCCCGAATCCGGTGGTTATGCCCGTCGTCGTGCACCACTGCTGTAGCTCGATCACCGTGTTGGCGGCCACCGAGAGCCGACCCCGGACGAAGGCCAAGCCCCCGGAGGATTCTGCCGAGGCTATCTTGTCCTGCGTGCCTATCGCGATGTCCACGGCCGCGGTAATGTTGTAAAGCCTGAGTTTGTGATAGTCGACGCAGAAAACGGGAGCATGCGCCTCTATGTCGTAGATCCCGGCGGGTAATATTATCTGATTGGATGCGAGAGAGGCGCCAGATATGGTGTTCGTTTTAATCGTGTTCAGGTCCCGGGTCCGCCAGGCTCCCGCGCTGAACGTACCTCCATGCGTCCCGGCGGACTTCTGGTCCTCCACGTAGAACGTCGGCCAGTCGAGGCCGGCGAGGGGAACGAGCTGGCTCAGCGTTTTGATCTCTCCCCCGCTCTTCGCTAGCAGGATCAGGTCCATCAGCGCGTCGATCCCCGTCGTCGGGTCGACCCAGGGCAGGCCCGCGCCGTAGTGGGCGATGGAGTCGGCGGAGTAATCCAGGAGCGCGTCCGCCAGTACCAGCAGGTCGTCCCACACGTTCGCGTATGTCGACGAGGCCAGCAGCAGCGTGAGCCACAGCGCCTCCGAGTCCAGGGTGTAGGAGCTCAGGCTCCTTGAGGCGTAGGAGCCGTTTACGGTGTAGTAGAGGGTCTTCGTGGAGTAATTCCAGTTGATGGACACGTGGTACTGCCCGGCCGCGACCGCGAAGGCGTCGGTCAGGTCGATCGAGTTCTCTCGGTTGATGAAATTGAATTTCAGGCTCGTACCGTCCAGCCGCAAGGTGACGGAGGTTTCCTTCGTCCAGACAGACACCGCCTTCTTGTCGGTCCCACAGTAGGCGACCACACCTTTGTAGCGGCTCATCAATAGGCCATGCGGACAATGTTCCGCTGAGTCCGTCACGACGTCGCAGACGCTGGATACCGTGACCGTATTATCCGAGTTGACCATGCCTAGCCAGCACTGGAACTTGTCATCTCCATTATCCCAGCCGACCATCAGATAGCGGTCAGTCTCGGTGGAGTGGCACCATATCGGTTCGTTTGTATTGAAGGTTCCGGTTTTGACCGCGCTCGCCGCATACAACGTGATGTCGGTGCCGCTGACGGTGCCAATCAGCGTCTTCGCGTTTCCGACGCTTTCGAAGACCGCGAACTTCGTCATCGTCAACTTGCATACTTCCACGGCGTAACAACCTACGGCTTCGATCTGGACGGCCGTGTTGTAGGTGATCACCGTGCCGGAGACACTCGCCGTCCGTACCTTGGTCGTCGCGCTAGAACAGTACGCGATGACGAACAGGGTATCGCTCAGCGCATCTATCCCGAACCAGGTAGAAATCACATCGAGCGCATAGACCGAGCCGAAAGTGATCACCGTGGTATCGCTCACCGTCCCGACGACGCACTTCGCGTAGGGACCGGTCGTCGTATAGTAGCCGCAGACGAACTTGGAGTCGCTCAGCTGGCAGGCCCGTATCTCACCGACTATATCAGTCCCGCTGAACTTGACCTCCGAGCCGAAGGAGATTGTGGTCCCGCTGATTGTTGCAATTTTGGCGTAGGCATAACTGTCCGAGGCTTTTCTATAAATGACGATGATCTTTGTCGAGGTGAGTTCCCGGGTCTGGATGGCATAGACCTCGGTGGCCAGGACCTCGTATGCCGAACCATAGGTAATGCTGCCGTCAGCGGCGACCTGCCCGATCTTCGCGTAGGGCTTGTACGTCGTACCGTCCTTCTCATACACGATGATGAAGTCGGTGGCCGAAAGCCAAGCCATGCCACTCCGGGAGGCTTCGCTGTCGTATTCCGCCGGAGTTTTCTTGACGAAGGGCGCCTGATCCCGCGATCCTATCCTGAGCAGGTCCAGGGGGCTCGGAGGGCTCACTGTGGTGAGTTTCAGCCAGGCATCGACGCCGAAGCTCGCCCCCCAGTCGGCGCTCTGCGCGTCGCTGTCCCGGATCGAGCCCACATTACCGGTCAGGCCTTTCAGGAACTTCCCCGTCGTGAAACTACGGGTCCCGGTCTTCACGTCCCATGGGTCGCTCCCCGCCTGGTCCTGGTAGTCGTCCTCGAAGTCGAAGATCTTCGATCCGTTCGGGGCCTTGTCGCCTACGGAGAGGCCCGAGATGTCCGCACCCGTCTTGATCACCCCGCGGCACTGTAGATACCATTTGAGCATGTCATTGCCGCCGAGCCGCAGAATCGTCGTCCAGGTGGAGCCGTCGTACTCCTCCAGTTTGAACTCGTTGTCGTCGACCACTACCCGTTGCGCACCGGCCGGAGGGGTGCCCTCGTAATCTTGGCCGATGATGACCGCGGAGAGCGCCCGTAGTAGGAAAGTGGCGATCTCCGAGGCGATGATGTTGTTCGCGTAGACCGTATCGGTGGCCAGGTCCCCGGCGGCCACGGTCTTAGTGGTAGCGCTGGCAATCGCGCTCCAGTCGCCATTTACTGCGGCCTTCGTGACCCGCCGTATTCTGTAGTACAGGGTCCGCCCGGTAGGAGCCTCCGCGGTACCCGTATGCGGTATGTTACAGTGAAGAACCTCCTCGAACGGCCGACAGGTCAACCCCCCGAGCTGGTCCTTCCAGTCGGTACCGTCGAACTTTAGGCTGTACCAGTTCACCTGGTCGTCCGAGACCTGGATCTCATAGTGGTCGAAGTTCGTGAGGTTGAGCTGCTTGTCCCACTGCAACAAAATCGCCTTGGTCGCCACCGGCTTGCAGACGGAGACCATCACCTGCGTCGGCGTCTTGGTGCCTCCGCCCTCGGTGTAGCCTTCCTGGATTCCCTCATAGGTAGCCATACCGGCGATCTCTTCGGTCGCCGCCAATCCCTGGGCCTGCGTGATCACCAGCGGCGAGCCGGAGGGCGTGAAGCTCTCCTTTCCCCGGACCGCGATCTGAGTCTTCCATTTCCGCGGAGATCCTTCGCAGTCGTGTTTGTAAGATTCCACGATAACCGAGAGGTTGAGCGACTCATTGGGGTGGAAGGTAACTACGGCGCCCTCCTGGATCTGCGGGAGCCAGTAGGTCTCATAATCGAATACCTTGCGCTTGACCTTGCCGAACTCCACCCAGCGCTGCGTGGAGATGTGCGCCTGCGTGTCGGAGACGGCGTACTTACCGGGGACCGTCTTATCGACGAACTTCCAGTCATCGGTGATCGTGTTGTCGATATCCTCCACGACGATCTTCGCGCGGACGCGGAGCGGGGTACCCCGGAGCTCGAACTTCCGGATAGTGACAGTGCCGCCGGTGTTATTCCGCAGGATGATCTCGGAACTGCCGGGATTCTGCTGCGTGGCAGAGGTCGAGCCGTTGAAGGACACCAGGGTGAGGAGCCCGCCCTCGCACTCGATATCCGAGCCGCTCCCCACGGTGCCGATGGTGGGCGTGACGATGTCGAACCCAATGGTCCATCCCTCGCCGGACGCCGGGTCTTTATAGATCAGCTGCGCCTTGTCTTCGGCGTATGGCCCCGGCCAGTAGGCCCCGGCTCCCACCGCGATGTTGTTCCTACTGTAGCCCGGGTCCCAGTTGTCGGTATTCTTGTAGATCACCCGCTGCCCGAGGTTCTCATACTTCTCGAACTCGGTGCGGCAGCGGTTGCAGCTGATCCCGGTGCTCTTGCCCCGCCAGGGGTGGATGTTGTCCGCGTCGAAGGTCCACTCGCTCGCCGGCTCGTTCCACCCCTGCTGGTGCCGGGAGATGAACCGCAATTTGCCGTCGTAGCGGAAGGTCATGTGCCCGATGTACTGGGCGCACAGGTCCTGCAGTTCCTGCCAGGCTTCCCGCTTCCCGTCCAGCGGCAGGTAGTCCTTCGTCTGGTTGATGGTCGCCGTCTCGAGGTCCGAGTCGGAGAGTCCTAGCTGGTAGGCGAGTTTGTGAAATAGCGATGTGGAGGGGCTGGAGGTGTCGCAGATTTTGTAGTTGACGTAGTTGACCGGCTTGGTCTTGCGCCGCATTCCCCCGCTGTAGGAGGGGTCTTGCATCATGAAGACCACCGTGTCCTCGGTCAACGACCGCTTGTCCCGCTGCGCCCCCTCCTCGGAGATGTATCCGGTGAAGATTCGGATGTATTCCGCCGTCCCGACCTTGGCTTCGATGGCGCACTTCCGGTCCGCCCAGTCCCCGTCGACAAGTCCAAGGGCCGAATTACGCAGTTGCACCATGTATTGCTTGGTCGAGACGCCGAGTTCGCCTTGGCCACTTCCGCCGCCGCAGACCCTATTGTTGTCAAGGTACGGGGTAACGTCCTCGAGGTCACCGTCGTCATCGGTGTCGATCAGGATTTTCAGATATCGCGCCGACAGGGGGTCTTTTACGGCGTCCTGGAACGCTGTGGAGCACGGAACAAAAAATGCCATGCTACCCTCTCACCGGCACGATGGCTTCTTGGATATGGATGCGCCCGCCGATGCCGGCAAACTCCTTTAGCGCCTCGGCCAACTCGCCCCCAACCTGCTGCAAGCCCCCCGGCCCGTAGACGCTGCCCTGGACCGTGATATAGATGTAGATGTCCGGGGCCTGCTGCACCGTGGTCTGACTGCCCGTATAGCCCGTGCCCCCCGTGCCTCCTGCGCCTCCGCCAGCCACTGCGGGAATCGTGACTGGGTTAGCGGTTGTAGTGGGGTTAAGGGATTGCGCATATGCGTGGAGCACGCCGGCCGCTATGAAGGCAGCGACGGCCCCCGCAGCGGCAAGGGCTGCAGATGCCCAATCCCACATCATAACTTTCAGAACCGCCCACGCTAAGAGTTGCTCCCCAATAGCCCTAAGTACGGCGGCGCATGCTTCTAGGGCCGCATTCCTGAAAATCGACCAGGCATCGGCGCCGGTGACGATCATTTCACCAACCGCCACTAGACCCGTGCCGACTACGTTGACTAGGGTATCGGCCAGCAGACTGGCCCAATCGCTCGCACTCATCAACATATTCTGGAAGGCGCCGGCGATTTGATCAGTCATAGTTATAGTCGTGTCCCTCATTTGAGATAGGGACTGTTGGGTAGAATTAACCATGTTGGCGAACTGCTCGGAGACGCCGACGCTGGCCATACTGACGGCCTCGAGGCCCTCCTGCATCTGAGAGAGTTCCTGGCCCCGGGCCATACCGCCCATAGCCTCAAGGCTCTCTTTGGTGGATTCCATGCCGAGTTGCGGCATGTTGAAGATGCCGGCTCCCGCGACCTCCAGGCCTCCGCGGCGGTAGCCGAGCGGTAGCGTTGGCCCCTCCATGGCCTTCCTGAGTTGCTCATAGAGCGGCAGCAGGACGGCCCGGATCTCCGCGGCATGCCCTTTCAACTTCACACTCGCCGTCTCCCAATAGGCGATCATGGTTCGCAGGGCCTCAAGTTGGCCCTCGGGCGTCTTGGCGTAAGCATCCTCGAGCCGGTCGAGTAAGTTCAGTTCCGCCTGCCGGGCAAGGGTTGCTTGGTCTGCGGCATCTTTGTCTGCCGCCGCCTTCTGCCGCAGTGCGGAAATGGCCCTTCCATAGGCTTGGATTTGGGCCTGAATATCTTGCACTGCGGTTGCCGGGTTGACATTCTGCATGAGCGTCATCCACTGCCCCACTCCCGCTGCCTGCTGCCCCGAAAGTATGGCGAGTTGCTCCTGCAGTTCCTTGATCTTGCCCGTATAGATCACGATATAGTCTTTCGTGGTCTCTATCCCTTTGCCCTGCCGTGCCAGAGCCTCGATAAGATCGTTCTGAGCTTTCAGAGCATCCGTCGCGCCCTCGATCATTTTCCGGTACCAGTCGACCAGGGGCCTGAAGAAGTTCGCCAACGCCCGGCCCGCTTCCTCCTTGAGATCGGACATAGCGTTTTTCAATCTGGTGAAGGCACCCGTCGCCGTGTCCGCCACCGCCCGGGACAGGCCACCGAACTTCTCCCGGAGCTGTTCTATGACCGCCGCCACTTTTTCGGAGACGCTCGCGCCCTTCTCGAGTTCGATCCCGTAGCGGCCCATGGTGTTCCGCGTTCCCTCGATGGACTGGCTGGCCATCTTGGCGGTCTGCACCAAGTCGACGCCGATGGCGGTAGAGAAATCCTGCAGTCGGGGTAGCAGGTTCCTGATCTGGTTTTCGCCGAGGCCCCCGACGGTACGCATTAAGCCCATCGCAGATTCTGAGGCGTCGTGCGAGAACAGCGTCGTGCGCTGGAGTTGCTCGGCCAGGCCGACCAGGCCATCGACGGTCAGGGATATATCGCGGTTCCCGCTACTGAACGCCGCGGTAAGCTGCGCGACCGCCTGCTCGTGCTTCTGGTACTCGGCGATGCACTCCCCGACGACCGCGTTCACCCGGCGGAACAGCGCGATCGCTGCGGTAGCCCCCCCGAGGGCGAAGAGGCTGTTCGCGAGCTTCCCCATCTCCCGGATCGGGCCGGTCCCTTTCTCGATCTCCGCCTTCATCTGGCGGATGCTGCGGGAGGCGCGCTCGGCTGCAGTCGATATGGTTTCCTCGCCCTGTAACTTTACTCTACTTGTGGCGGTACCCACGGGTAGCTTCCTCTATCTTCTCGTTTTGCAACCTCACCCACTCCTGGCGCACGACGCGCAGGACGTCCATGTCAAAGGCCGCCTGCTCCCGGCGGCTTCCAGGGCCGGGGAAGTGCCGGAAAGCGCCGTTGCCGTCCAGGAGGTCTAGGCACTCCTGAACCCAGGGTTGCCAACGCCCGATCAGCTCGCCGGGTCGGTTTCCGTCGGGGAGCGGCTCTCCGTCGTCGGCGAACTGGGTTCCCCGGAAGACCCATTCGGTGACGTCCCGGATTTCCCGCCGCTCCGTCTCGCTAAAGGGCGGTTATGCCCCTGGATCGCGAGGAAAATCTCCGTGGCCAGGGGTTCCCATTCGAGGATCTCCGCGATCGTCTTTTCATCGAAGGTTTTCCCGCCGCCGATGAGGGTGCCCGCGTCGTCTACGAAATTGTGCTCCCCGATTCCGTCCGCCAGGGCGATGCGGTAGATCTGGTCCCGGTAGGCCGGGTCCATCTCCGGCACGTATTCAATCAGTTCTAGGCTGTCGGCATCCTCGATGGTCTTCCCCTCCTCCGCTAGCCGCTTCTCGATCTCCTGGTACTTGCGGAACTTCTCCCGGTTCTCCCGGTTTCGGAACAACGAGCGTTGCAGCTCGCTGATCTTGTCCGTCGCCTCGATACCCAATTTCTTGGGCCGGACCCAACACTCCCCGCCGGTAGTTTGAAGGACCGCCTTCGACCCGACGAGGGTGCGCCGGGCCGCGTCTTTCCAACCGCCCATCAGTAGGCCCCCGAATCCTTAGTCAGCAGGCTGATGGTGAGCGGTTCGTTATACTTCGTCCCCTTCGGGTTGATCGCCCGGTAGCCGAGCTTGATGTCGATCTGCCCCGCGTTCTCCGGCCAAGCCGGCTCGCGCAGGACCGCGAAGGGGAGCTCGATAATCATCAGCTCCGTAATGTCCGTCGCAATCGTCTTGCCCTTGAAGTAGAAGGAGATCCCGACCTGCGAGCCGTCGAAGACCTTGACTCGCTCCAGGTAGGAGTCGGCGTCCAGCCGCAGCTGGAAGTCCCCCGTGATATCCAGCTTGCCCTTCTGATTGTACTGCCGGGACGTGGAGCCTTGGCCGTAGCCCTCGGCGTTGTGGTTGTTGGCGATCGCCAGGCTCATGTTGCGAATGAAGGCATATTCTTTCGCGGCGAGGCTAAAGGAGCCCTTGCTGAAAATGAGCGGGTCCACGTCCTCCAGGGTCAGCCCGGATGCCGTCTGCGCGTCCGTCTCCGTGAAACCCAAGATGTTGCACTCCCCTTCGGCGAATGCCTTGAGGGCCGCCGAAAGGTTGAGCGTATCTACCACGCAGCCCACATACAGGAAATTGCTCTGGTAGCCGTCTTTTTGAAGCGAGTACGTGGGACGCTCGGTGTTGTCCAGAACTGGGGAGAACTTATGCAGATATATGCCCGTGGTGCCCACAAACCAGAAGAAAGCCCACATGTTCTTGGCTTGCAACGTGCCGTCTATAATATCCGCCGAGACTGCGGAATCCTGGCCGGCGATCTTCTTGCATTCATAATCTGCAAGCCCATCGATATAGGCGACCAGTTCTCCAACGGCATCGTAGGAACCTCCCATCAGATCTATGCTACCGGCCGTACCGAAGCCGGAATCAAGAGTCTCTGATCCCAAGGCTCCGATATAGGATTTCAGCGTGTTGGTCGTGGTATTCGCCACGAGCTTACAACTCGCCGAGGAGCCTTTGTACCGTATCTCGATGCACGCTCCGATCTGCGGGGGAGAAGTATCGGGCGATCCCAGCGCGCTCTTGATCAGCTTCCCGATACCGGCGCAGGGCCGGATGGCCAACGGGATAGCGCCCGCGATGCTGTCGGCGGTGAAGTATTCGCCAACGGCCATGTTCTGGCCCGTGATGGCCGGATCCTCTATTCTCTCAGCCGTCTTGTCCGGCCCCGTGAGTCCCCGCACCGGGATCACGTGGGTCCGCGCGGCCGCCTGGCCCGGAGCGCTTTCAGGCCCCCCGATGGTCAGCTTGATATTGTTTATAGCAGGCATGATTTCCCTCCTCTGCCCTTTTTATGGCTTCATAAGCCCCGCTTCCGGAGCTCCCCTTCGACGACCTTGTCCGTAACCCTGGTGAGCTCGCCGTTGAAGTCGAACGAGCCGGCTGAGGCGCTCATGAACGGCCGGCGCTCCCGCTTCTTGAAGAACTCCCAGAGGTTCGCCGCCGGGCTGTAGATCCAGCAGGTGTGCGGATATTTCCGCGACTTCACGGCCCGGAGCGACTTCTGGGTCCCGCCGGTCACCCGCGGTAGCATCTGGCCGCTCAGGAAGTTCCGGATGATGAACTGCTTGAACTTCGCCGCCACCTCCTTGAGGACCGAATCTAAGATCCGGGGGGCCTCCGCGCCGAACTGCGAGAGCTGCTTGCTGACGCTGTCGTCGACCGTCACGGTGATGTGGAACACCCGGCCCTCCCCCCTATCGGAAGATCCGCACCCGGAGCTCCACGGCCAGCTTTTGCAGGATCTTCCCCGACTGCTGCGCCTCCGGAAGCCCCGAGAAGTCCGCACTGACGAGCCGCACCCAGTTGAACCGGTTACCGTAGGACTCATCGTCGATCGTGATCCGCCGGATCGCCTCGGCGTAGCGTAGGAGATCCTCCTGGACCGCCTTGCGCTCCGATCCGGCCTGGCTGATCATGACAGATGCCCGGTGTTGTTCCGCCGGCTCCAGGAAGGGTCCCTCCTCGCCGGCGTAGTCGTAGTCAATCACTCGGGGTTGAATCTCGATGGCCGGATACTGCGGGTCCTTGATTTCGTAGGTCTCCATGACTTTCCAGGCCGGCACCGTCACGCCGCGCTCGGTACCGATCGCCGCCAGTTCTGCGGCGAGTTTCTGTCCGAAGTAGGTCTTGATCCCCGCCAGCGTGTCTTCCATCGCCGCTTACCACTCGTCCCCGGTCCGGGTGAACCGGATATCCTCGTCGTCCCTTGAGGTCCCCTGCGGCTGACCGGGGCTCTCCACTTCGCGCAGGATCGAGGGCCGGCTCTCGATGCGGCCCAGGGCCGACTGGTAGAGTTCCTCAAAAGTTGCGGCCCTCTCGTCGCCACCCTCCTCGAGCTGTTTTGCCCGCAGGACCTTCGCCTTCGCGCCGTTAACGGCAATCGGTTTGAGCACCTTGAGCAGATCCGTGTCCGTCACCGGGACGGAGATCCCCACGGCCCGGAGGCGGGCGTCTATCTCCGCCGTGATGTCGGAGCAGAACTGGTCGACCTCAAGTTTGGTGGGCTTGGTGGAGATGGTAATCGTGACCTCGGGGAGTTCCCGGATCACATCATCCGAGGTGCAATAATCCGCCATGCGGTCTTACCTCTCGGCCTTCGGCTTTTCTTCCGAACCGGTTTTCTTCTTCGTCTTAGCCTGCTCCGGCGCCACAATCTCGACGAGCCCCTTCTTGACGAGCTTCTGGGCGATGTCCTCGAGATACTCGGTCTCGAACCCGTTCAGCAGGTACCGAATACGAATCCGTTTCATAGTCCCTCCGGAAATGGGGACCCAGATTCGGGTCCGGGTCCCCCTCTTCTCAATCTCTAGTTGGTTCCCGAATTAGTTAACCGTCTTCGCGGCCATCTGGAAGAAACCGTAGCCGACGTTACCCCGCATCTCTGCGGAATAGATCAACTTGCGGGTTTTCTTCACCTCGCTGTCGTCCAGCACCTGAACCGGATCCTTGCGGTTCTGGTAGATGAAGGGTTTCAGCGGGAATGCAGTGCAGAGGCCGTACCAGTCGTTCACATCGCTCAGCCGCGGCATTACAATGACCTGCTTGATCCAGCCCTTAATTGGGTTGAATAGGCCGCCGTAGGTGGCATCCGGTGCCGCGCTCGTCATGACCGCCTCCAACATCGGGCCTTCCAGGGCGGGCGGCACGACGATGGTGTCCATAGCGAACCCCATGACCCGACCGATGTCGGTGGTGAACTTCATCATCGCGGCCCTGGCGGCGTAGATGTCCGCCTTGAGAGCGGCGACAGTGACCCCCGTCCCGGCGAGCAGGTTGTCGTTCGGCGCGGTGCGGTTGGCAAAAAAGGCGCTGCCATCATAGGCCAGACCAGTCGCCCCGTTGATGATGAGGTCTTCGAGGAGTTCAAACTTGTACTGGGCCACGGCCACGACTAGCATCCCCATCCGCGGGATGATGCGCCCCATCTGATCGTCCTCGATCTCGTTGCGGTCGATCTCGATGGCGTCGTAGAAGTCCTTGTTCTTGATGGTGTAGTCGTAGTCCTTCAGGCCGCCTGCGGTCTTCGGGCCAAGCCATTCTTTGACTACGGGGACATCCCCCAGCCAGCCGTACTTCTCGGAGGCGGAGGTACTCGGCACCTCGGTCGCGAGGGCCGCTACGGCTCTGGCGGGTCCAGCCTCTTTGAGCATCGCCTCATAAGCCTTGTCAAACTCGGTCTTGAGGGCTTTCTCCAAAGCTACAGTGTCAACTACCATTCTGTTTTCTCCTTGTTCCCAGTTCCCGGACTTACACCAGTTTCTGGATTCGGGTGTCGATCAGCAGGTAGTCTGTCTTCCAGCCCACGCAGATGCCGAACGTCTTGACGTTCGAGGCCGAGTCGGCCAACGTATCATCCGCGGTGGCGAAGAAGAGTGCCCCGACGTCCGTCTGGGCGGCCCCGCTATGGTAGACCCAGAGCTGCCCGCCTTCGATCTCCACCTTCTCGTGCGAGGTTCCATCTGAGGTGTGGCGTTTCTTCATCACCCCAATCGGGACCTCGCTGGCCACATCGGCGGCTACCTTGATGTAGCCGTCGGTGCCGATGTTGACGAGCGCGCCCTTATAGAGCTCGTCGGCGGCGCCCGCCTCGATCGCGTACTCAACCGTCTGCCCCGCGATCGTCTCGTACTCTCTGTCCGCAGTGAGTGCCATTATTCTTTACCTCCGTGTTTCTTGATGTCATCTTCTGAATGCCCGAGCGCCTTGTGGTATTTCCGTTCGGTCTCGGACATAACTTCTTGTTCCTCGCCGCCGGTGGCGACGCCCCGCTCGGAGAAATCCACGACTGGCTGCTGGTTTTCCAGCAATTTCCGGGTCCCCTCGGGATCCTTGTCGTATTGCTCCTCCCAGAGGTCGCGGTTGACCGGCGCGATCTTGCCCCCTGCAAGCGCCTTCTCGATGGCCTGGATCTTCTCGGTCCTGAACTTCTCCAGCTTCAGGTCCGCCAGTTCCTTCGCCTTGGCCTCATTCTCCTTGAGCAGCAGGTCGATCTTCTGCTCCTGCAGCCCGACCTTTTCCAGCAAAGCCTTGCTGGTTTCTGCGAGCTCGGCGATCTTCGCCTCGAGCGCGGAGAAACCGAAAAGCTCCGCGATCTTCTTCTTGTCCTCCTCCGTCGCCTTCGCCCGCTCCTCCTCGGGGAGCGCGGCGAGAGCATCGAGGACCTGGTTCAGAGTCTTCATCTCTTCGTCCTCCGTCGGAACCGATTCGTCGCCGCCCTTATCGGGGGCGGGCGGGTTTTCGATAGTTATTGGCTGCGCCGCATCCGTCGGCTGCGACGCCTGGGTACCGGTGATTGGGGATTGGCCGGCGGCGAGCTCGCGCAGGGCCTGCGGCACATGCGCGTAGCCAAACCTGTCGATGTTGGGGGCCAGGGCCGCCACGTCCCCATAATCCACCACGCTGTCGGCGAAGCCGGCCTCCATGGCCTCGTCGGCCGTGTACCAGGTCTCCTCCGCCATCGCCGCCAGCGCCTCCTCCCGGCTCAGGTTGGATTCGCCGGCGTAGATCTTGGCCATCTGCCCCGCGATCTTCCCGAGGACGTCGGCCATCTTCTGCATCTCCGCGGCGTCACCGATGCAGAGGCCCGAGGGGTTGTGGATCATCAGGTAGGAACCCCGGCTCATGATCAGCTCCTGGCCGGCTAGGGCGATGATAGAGGCTCCCGAGGCTGCCATGCCGAGCACCTGGACCTCCAACTTGTTCCGTTCGCCCACGAGGATGTTGTAGATCGCCATGCTGTCGAAGACGTCCCCGCCGGGGGAGTTGAGCAGGAACCGGATCCGCTTCTTCCCGCGGATCGCATCGAAATCCTTCTTGAAGTCCTTTACGGTGACTCCGCCCCAGCCGCCGATCTCGCTGAAGATTGAGATCTCGGCCTCATCTGCTTCTGCCTTCATGGTATACCAGCGTCCCTCCGCTAAAGCCTGCTCGCTAGCCGCCTCCTCGAAACTGCCGCCCTGGGAATCGCAGTGCTTCTGCGCATCCTCGGCCGTCCAGATATCCTTCTTATACCGCATGGCCTGGAGTTCGCTTTCGTTCGGCGCGTTGATGCCGAAGATGAAGTCGATGCACTTCCCCTCATGCTTCTGGTAGCAGTTCTTCCGGGCGTACCGCTTATAGTTCGGCGGTTTGAGCCGGCAACTATGCTCATTAGGATATGGCATTTGTTTTTTCTCCCTCAGTTTTCATCACTGTCATCTTCTTTTTCTCCTGTTGCCTATTCCATTCCTCTGCATCGGTAATCGCCGGCAGGCGAAGTACGTCACGCAGATCATTTTCCAACTCCCTTGTGTTCGTGATCACGCCCGCTTGGGCTAGGTAGCCGATGGCCTGGAGGTCCAGGCCGTGGATTCGCTTGCAGAGAAACTTGGGGTAGTTTTCTACCTTCCAGTTCAGGTCCACAAGTTCCTTAATGCAAAAACGGTTGATGACCTCCGCAATGTAGTCCGCCCAACTCTGGGTAGCCATCAGAAAGGCCTCGATGAATGACTGTCCGAGCGCCCGGCTTCCGGTCTCGGAGGTGCCGAGGTTGAGATGCATCGCCAGTACGGCTTTGCCGATGCCCTCGGTATAGTATTTGATTGAGGGCAGGATATCGGTTCCCTTTCCTTCCTCGCCCCCGTGGATCTTGAACTCCCAGCCCTGCGGGATTATCACGTAGGCCTTTTCGTTGGCGTGGATGTCCTCCAGGGTCTCCTTGGCGGCTTCCCATTCCTTAGAACCTCGCTCTACTGCCGCTGGCGGTTTGAGTTCCGGCAGGCCGGCGCCCCAGCGGTCGTGCATGATCACGTTCGTCTTCTCCAGGGCGTCCTTGATGTACCAGGCCTTGAAGGCCGACCGCAGGAGCGGAATTCCCTCCCAGTGGTCGCCCTCCTTCTCGCAGGTGAAGATGAGCAGCTTTTCAAGGGGGATCGGAAACTCGGTCCCTGCGGGGTCCCGCTGGACCATGTGCGTGATACGTCGCATTATCTGATTGTATTTCCAGTAGGACACCGACTGCGGCAGTCGCGGAGCGAGTTTCCGCGGAAGGACCAGGCCGTCGCGGTACTCATACACCTTTTCCAGACTCGAAAATCCGAAAGGAAACATCAGCATGGCGTGGCGCACCGTGTCCTTCCAGGTCATCGCCATCTGCTCCATGAGCGCCCGCTGGAGGATCCCCGCAATCTTCTTGTCCTGTTCGTCTTCACTTCCCGGCTTCATGTAGTAGTCCGCCTGGAGGATGGGAAGCATAATCGCACGCAGGGCCGCCTGGACCTGTTCATCGCCTCGCCGCATCTTGTCATAGATCGCCCGGCCGGCTGGCCCCTCGAGTTTCGGCAGGTGCTCGCCCGTGACGAAGTTCGCCCGATCGGACCAGGCGTTGATGTTGCCGGCGACGCCGACCTCAGGGGCTGTCAACTTTTTTGTCTCTGCCATCTCAGAACTCCATCTTCCTCATACCGGCGGTCTGGGGCCGCGACGTCGGCTCGTTTTGGTAAGTCCCCCGAGGCGTCTCGGCCAGGGCCACCGCCCGGGACAAGGCCATGATCGAGGCAACCGTCCCGTCGATACGCTTTGCGCTCTTGCGCCGGTCGGGCTTCACCGGGATCTTGTTGTCGTGCGAATCGTTCTTGACCTCGGTGCAACTCATCATCCAGGCCATAACCGGATGGTTGCCATGGGCGATCCGGCGGGCGAGCACCATCTTCTCGAAGGTATCCGTCGGCCCGGACATGCTGGGGAATCCCTGGCGGATCGCCACCATCACGAATCCCGCGTTCTGGAAATGGTTCACGATCTCCTGCGCCTTGAAGGGGTCGAAGGCCACTTCCAGTACGCGGAACTTCGTCGCATCGTCGAGGATTTGCCGTTCGACCTGGTCGTAGTCGATGGCGTTCCCCGGCGTGGTCAGCACCAGGCCCTGCTCGATCCAGTGAGAATACGGGACCTGCTCCTTGCGCTCGCGCTCCAGCACCGTCTCCTCGGGAATGAAGAAGCGGTAGAGGAACTCATAGGTCCCCTTGGGGATCAAAGGCAGGAAGCAGTAGACGACTGCGGTGATGTCCTGCGTGGCCGACAGGTCTACGCCCACCACGCACTGGCGGCCCCGCAGCTTCTCCTCGTCTACCGGGATCTTCCCGCAGGCGGCCCAGACCTCATCGGTAAGCCAACGGTTCTCCGCCTGGGTCCAGATATTGAAGTGCTTGGTCTTGACCTTGTTCTGCTTCGCCGGCGAGTGCAGCGCCTCCTGGACCCGCTCCTCGAGGTACTGCCAGCTGACCGACACGCCGATGTTCGGGTTGGCCTTCACCCAGACGCTCTTGTCCGTCCAATCGTCCCCCTCATCCAGGGTGTAGATCAGGCAAAAGAAGGTCTCCGGGGCCGGCCGCAGCACCCCCGATAGAACCCGCTCGGCGAGCGTGTGCTCCTCCTGGTAGCAGGCGCGGCTCTTGTCGAACCCCGCCGTGGTGATGATGTAAATGAGCGGCTGCTGCCGGGCGGCCCCGCCGGAGGCCATGACCTCGACCATGGAATTGTCCGGGTGCGCGTGGTACTCATCCACCAGCGTGAAGTGCGGGTTCAGCCCGTCCTCGGTGTCCGAGTCCTGGCCGAGGGGCTTCATCCGCGCCGGGGTGCCGAGGAGGACGACCGTGGAGCTCTGCTTATACAGGTGGATCCGGTTCTTCAGGATTGAGTTCGCGTAGAGCATCCGCTGGGCGTAGTCCCAGGCGATCTTGGCCTGGTCCCGCTTGGTGGCGACGCAGTAGACCTGTGCGCCGATCTCCCGTGGACGGTCCGCAGTGAAGCAATAGTCAGCGGTGGCTGCGGCGTCGGTCGTCTTCCCGTTCTTTCGGGCGACCGTGATATAGGCTTTCATGAACCGCCTATAGCCGCCCGGGCGCCGCCAGCCGAAGAGCACCCAGTCCTTGAACTGTTGCCAGGGTTCGAGGCGCAGTCGAGTGTCGTGCCTCCGTGGGTCCGCCCACTCGCCCTCGATGTGGCGCAGCTGCTGCTTGAAGTCGATGACCCGCTTGGCCTGCGCCTCATCGAAGTAGTACGGGAAGTCCTTGTCCTTACCGACTCGCTCAAGGTCCCGCAGGTGCCGCTCCACCGCCAGCCGGACCCACTTGCAGGCGACCTGCCGGCCGGAGATCACGTCGTCGATATATTGCTGCGCGGTATAGTTAGGCATCGCCATTACCACGGCGGCGAGGAGCAGCAAAAAAGGGGCGACGAACTTACCCTTCATTCAGCAACCGCTCCATCGGATCCTCTTCGGGTTTTTTCGGCACGGGGATGTCCAGCTTCCCCCTGGATGCGGGCGACAGCCCAAACTCGGTCATGAACGCCTTGAACGTGGCCCAGCACTGGCGCACCATCGTTGCCTCGGGCGTGGTCTGGGAGTTCTGGCCCTGGAGATACTGCTGCAGCGTGCGCCCATTCCGCAACATCGCCGCCCGGGCCGCCCGGTACAGACCATAGGCGTCGCAGAGTATCTCCAGCGATTGCAGGTCCAGCACGGTGAGGATCTGCTTCTCCACGAGCTCCCGTGTGATCCTCCGCCATATCCATTTGCCGAAGCCGTTCAGGTGCCGCGGCGGCTTCGGCACCTCGTTCACCAGTTTCGGCTTCGGCTCGCCCTTCTTGGCGCGGTGTTTGCGGAAGGTGCCATGGATGATCTTCAGTTGGGTTGGCTTTTGATTGTGTCCGCCCTTGCCCACCGGCTACCCCCTTATGCCTTTGATGGCCGAGCGCACGGAGCAGCCGTACCACGGTGCCGAAGATGCTTTTCCGAAAAAGAATGGGGGGTATTCCCGAACCCGCCGTCCTCTCTTGCCGTCTTTTCGTTGTGGCACGGCGCGCACATCGGCTGATGGTTCGCCGGATCCCAGAAGCTGCCGCCCTGGCTTACCGGCCTGATGTGATCCACCACCGTCGTCAGGCCGCTGCAGCGGATGAAGTTGACACAAAGGGGATGCTGTTTGATATAGCGCGTCCGATATGCCCGCCATTTAGGACCGTATCCTCGGCCCACGGCAGACGGCCGGCGTCGATCATAAGTCGGCGCCGGTCGATGAGCGGCGCAGTAGGACCCGGCTACAAGCTCAGGGCAGCCCGGCCACCTGCACGGTGAGGGCGCCTTATACGGCATTCGTTCTCCTTCCAGTTCGACGACCGATTAGTTGTTGATTCTGGTTTCTATGCCGGCGGCGCAGGGATTAGGCTCAAGATGAACTGCGCCACCCAGGTCGCTGCCGGAACAATGATGCTCCACAAAGGGATGTTCACGCCCAGTTCCTTGATGACCAACTCGCCTGCCGCAACTGCCAGCAGGATCAGTTTGCCCACCCACTTCTGCCAGGTCCAATCCTTGAACATGCGTTTCCTCCTCGCCCCTCAGGGCAAATAACCTGGCGATCATCCCGCACAAAAAGAAAGAGGCGCAGGGAAGATCGCCGACTCTCTGCATGCTCATGCGAGCATGTTTTTTGAGTCAGGCGACCGACCCCGCGCCTCCGGTTGTAAGGTCGGCGCAAAGCCAGTCGGCTACAACTATTGCTTGGAATCTACATCATCCTGTCCATTTTTGTCAATAGGTCTTCGCTCGCGGTTCTTGATGTCGATACCTGTAAGTTTGCCTTGATGCACGATGAGCACGACCTCCCCGAATTCCACGAAAGCAAGTGCCTGTTCGATTCTGCGAATAGTCTCAGCCGTCAGTTTCAAGTCCCCTCCCTAAATGATGGCGGTTTCCGCTTGCGTCGGTTCACCGCCAATCTTTTATGCCTTGCCTTGTCTTGCCCCGCCCAGCCGCGCCTTGCCTCGCCCGGCTTTGCCTTGCCGCGCCGGGCCCCGCCCTGCCCTGCCGCGCCAGGCCCTGGCCTTATGGTCTTTTCTTCAGTTCGGGTAATGACTTCGGGGCGGTTTCGCGCACATAGCGCTCCCGGTCCTCTGGTTTAAGGAATCGCGCCGCACGCAGAATCTGATCTGTCAGCGCTCGCTTATTCTTAGTAGCCTCCTGCTTGATCCGAAAACCGAAGATCGCCTGTTTCATGAGCGCCTCTTGGCCATCCGTGAAACCGGCTTCTCCGGGCGCGATCTGAAGGAACTCCAGCGCCTTTTGATCTGCCAAGTCGACTAATGTTTCTTCTGTCTGCATGTCTTTCTCCTTGTTCTAATTTTGGAAATAACTGCCATGCTCTGCCTCGCCTTGCCTCGCCTTGCCTTGCCTTGCCTTGCCAAACCAAACCAGGCTGTGCCCCGCCGCGCCCGGCTGGGCCCTGCCGCGCCCCGCCGCGTTCCGATTTTTTATTGTCATCACGCTGCCGCGATCTCTACCGCGAATCTCCCATATCTCGGACGCCAGGTGCCTAGAGCGATTTGGATGCCTCCTATCGTGAACCAGTTAAAAAGCTTCGTCTCATCGATCAGGACGTTCTTCACCAGTATGATGTGAAACCGCAGCATCCACGGCAACCGAAGCACGGGCCGAGCCTTGATCTCCTGCTTGATAGACCTTGCGCCTTGCTTCGTGCGCCCGCCTGCGTATTTGAGATACATGCTCTCGTTTTCAAAGCCTTTGAAAATAATCGAGTCCTCGCCGCGCAGAAACGGAATGAAATCCTCCTCGACAAACACATGCGAATTGCCGATCCGTAGATACTCTTTGGCTTTCTTTCCCTCAAAGGCCTTGGCGCAACCGGCCGGATCCTCACCGAAAAGAAACGCCAAGATATTCTCCCCCGGTAGGACGATTTCGTTTTTTGCCCCGAGATAGAGTTTCTGTTCCGGTGGACGTTTTTCTGTCGAATAGTCGATGAACTTGTCGAACATGATGTCCGCCAACCCATCCAATTGAAGCAATAATTTCTTGATGTCCATGTAATTTCCTCTTTGTCGGCATCCCATCATTTCGGCATAGGGTCAACGACCGCGCCGTTTTTGATTGGTTCATGCCCGCACGCTTTGATTCATGGAACTATTTACCGTACCTTGCCCCGCCACGCCTTGCCGAGTCTCGCCTCGCCGGACCCCGCCGGGCCGGGCCAGGCCGTGCCAGGCCATGCCGGGTCATGCCACACCCCGCCCCGCCCCGATATATAGCCCGGCCACGGCCGACCGGGCGCCTCTTTCTCAGACTGGGAGGTTTCCGCCGGGCTCATCGGCGGGCTCAGTTGGTACGATACCTGCTCTATCAGGCCTCTCGATTGATTCGGTCGGTCCCTCCCGGGTCTTGGCCACGGCCCGGAGCCGGATAGGAGTTTTGCTATTACCGTCTTTCTTTTTCATCATTTCCTGTAGTGCCTCGGCCTGCCGGCGCTGATACTCTTCCCATCGCGGATGAATCGACGGCGCCGGCTCTCGCAGCATCGCCTCTGCCACAGCCAGTGAATGCGCCATAAAACGCAGCCGCACCTCGGCCTGGGTGATGAAGGTGTCCAATTCCTGGCCGTCCTGCATCTGCATCATCGCACGGTACTTATAGCCGCCACTTGCCTTGACCGCCAGGATCAACGCATCTACGCCACGCACAATCCGATTCTCTTGCATGATTCAATTCCTCCATTCCCTCATGATATGCGGCAAATTGATGAGGAGTTCCATCGTCAACGCGAGACTATTCAACCGCCAAACCAGCGCATTCAATTCGGCTTGCATCTTGCGTTCTAAATCTTTTTTCTCCTGATCTATCATTTCGTCTCCGTCACGAAAAACCCGATCCGATCCTCTGTCTCGTCCTTCATCCGATCTTCGCGGTACACACTGATCTGCCGGACCTGGCGGTCATTCGTCAACACGCCGGCAAGCTCGAGTGCATCAAGGCAAGGCTTGATGATCGCGTCGCTATCTATCCGCGGGCCGAGCACCGCGAAGAGCCGCACCGAGACCGGCCCGGCGAAGTGCTCGAAATGCATCTTCAGCGTTCAGGCCAGCGAGTCCTTGAAGGCTCGATATTCCTCGCTCGCATGCCAAAGGCCAGCGCCTGGCTCAAGGCGCCGATTTGCGCTGACCGCGCGGCCTGACCAAAAGCAGATCATTGCATTTCCTTTGCTATTTGAACCCGCTTGAGTTCTTCAGAACGCCACATGAGCACGTACATAAAAACGCTTTGAGGGATGCCATGCCACCAGCGGCTTTGCGCACATTTTTTATAGCGAATGCCTTGGCCGGTTTTCGTCGTCCAGATCAGGCCAGCTTCTTCCGGCACTTCTTTCGGATCAATTAGGCCCCACGGAGTCACAAAGAAAAAAAGGTTGCAGTATTCCAGATAATTCATCCATTTCTGATCGCGCTGAAAGTCCGATCGGCTGATTTTCACCTCATAACCGATGATAGGCTTTACCCATGATTTCGGCATAACCCAAGCGTCAAGAATCGCCCTGCCCTCCCAAGGTCCGGTTTTGCAGTGAGGCACAAAGATATCGCGGGTGTGCTTCTTGGCGAGAATGTTGAGGATAGACTGCTCGGTAATTGCCGCTTCTCGCATTTCGATTTGTAGCTCACTCATACGATCCGCTCCAGCGCGAGCAGCTCTTCCATGCGCTCCGTGACCTGCTCGCGGTTCAGATCCTGGTGCAGATACTTCCAGGCGTAGAAGCCCGCCGCATAAGGGCGGAACCAAGCGGAGTGTTCGAATACGAACGGTTGCTCCATCACGACCCGCGCCTGCACGGATAGATGGCAGCGCTGACAGAGAGCCGGCAGATTCCACCATCGGCAGTTGGCCGGATCGCCGTCGAGGTGGTGGACCGTCAATACTCGCCAACCCTTTCGCGAGTCGGATGCCCCGCAGCGTACACATTTCCAGTTGGCTGCAATCTTGATTTTGCGGGCGATCTCAGGCCAGTCCAGCGGGTATCTGTTCATCTTCAAAACGGAATGTCCTCATCGTTATCCATGGCTATCTTCCTCTTGAGAACTGGGCATGATTCAAGGTGCAACCCCTCCCTTGCACCGCAGGTTGGGCAGATTTGTTTGATGGTTGCTGTTTTTTGCCGCGCCTCATTCAGATAACCATCGAATTTCGAGGACGCGAAAAGAGTAGCTGGACGGAGATAACGGATCATCTTCGGGTCGGTGAGCCATTGACTAGCTTTCGTATCAATGACGGCCTTGAAGTCATCGAACCGATAGCCTTCGTTCCATCGCGCCTTGATTAAGCGCTGAGTGTAATCAGTCTTCGGGTTGTAGTTAGTCTTGCATCGGGTATTGAGGTAATCGACGATTTCCTTGACTGGGGTTCGTTTCTCCTCTTGTTCCTGTTTCTGGATGAATGCGGCTGCTTCACCGTCGGGGGGCATTTTGCCGCCCGACAATGTATTATTCTTTCCGTTCTTTCCGTTCCGTTCCGTTCCGTTCCGTTCATTGGCGGAAGGGTGCGGCGTGGTCGCATCTTCCTGCGGTAATCCCGCACCTTCCTGCGGGATTATGTATTTTTCTATCCAACCGATAGATATAAGACGTGGCAAAACATCATTCCATAACTTGACTGGGAGCCTCGTGATCCTCGACAAACTCTCACTATCATGGGGTAAACCACCATTCCGCAGGAGGGTGCCGCGCACGTCGCACCTTGATGCGACTTCCACCAAGGCACACCAAGCACCAAAATGCGCAGCACCATTCACATGATCAACAAGATAAGTATATCCATCGCCGTCAAACTTATTTGGCATTGGGACCCAAGCCATTTTCTTGAGTTCTCGCGTTCGGTTGTTTTCGTAGTACTTAGCCCAATTGGTGATTTTATAAGCTATCATTGGTATGTCCTCGAATATCACCATAGTCGTGCAAATTCATCATGGTTCGCGGATCATAATTAGGGTTTTCAACATAAGGTCTTTTTAGAACATGTCTGATAATTTCCCCCTTCAGAAGTGTATCAAAAAGATCGGTGATATCTCTGATGGGAACATGTTGATTTTTATGGCATTCCTGACAAAGAACAATAAGATCATCAAGATTAAGATGTTCCCATCCGTGATGTTCATAACTTCTATGATGAACATTCAATCTTTCATTCGAACCGCATTGAGAACATTTGGGAATTTTTTCAAGAAGATAATCTCGAATAAAACTCCAATAAATCGTTCGAAGAAATGACTTATAAGACATCGCAACGAGTTGTTGAAAATCTGATTTCGTGAAAATATTCTGTAAGTAGAAAAAACGTCCTTGAATTGTAGTGACATGAATCAATAAAGATCGAATGACAGGATCATCTTTCTGCCTAGTCAAATAAGAAATCGTAGTTCCCCTCCCGATTTACTGCAACACCATCTTCATCTGCGCCGCTTCCTCGGCGATTCTTTTATGGGTCATAGCCATATATTCCGGCTTCAGTTCGATACCGATTGTTCGGCAGCCCAGGTGTAGGGCCACGAGTAGCGCCGTGCCGCTGCCGCAGAAGGGATCGAGGACCGTGCCGGGTACGGTATCCTCGCGCCCGCAGGCACAGGTAGGGCGGAAGTCAAGAGTGTTTACCTGTATTGAACCGCGCGGAAATCCATCCCAGCCGCTTGAGGCGTCCATAGGCTTTTGATTCCCGGCGCCCTTTATTCCTTTCGTTCGGCTCACATCGGGTTGCGGGATAAAGCGCTTCTCCACTACCCGCTCCCACGGCGCCCCGCACTCCGGGCAGATCTGCGCCGGGCAGCCGGCCAGGATGCAGGGCTCGACCAGCTTTTCGGGAAAGGTGGCGAAGTGCGCCTCGGGGAACGGCTGGGTTGCGATGGTCCATACGGTTCGACGGTTGCGGCCGTAGCGGATCTCGGAGGCCTTCCCATGCTCGCGACCGTCGCGGTGGATCGAACCGTGGCCACCATCTCCCGTGTCCCATCCGTCCGACTTCTTGGAACGGCGGCGGTCTGCGACATGGCCGGGATAGTTCACGTCGGACCGTTCACCGAACACGAGCAACTCGGACCGCGTTGTCGTGTTTTTCTCCCGGATCGCCTCCGCGTCGTAGAAGTAGTGAGGCGACTTCGACAGTAGGAACAGGTACTCGTGCGCCTTTGTCGGGCGGTCAGTCACGCTCTCGGGCATGGGGTTCGGCTTCGCCCAGATGATGTCAGAGCGCAGATACCAGCCGTCCGCCTGCAGGGCGAAGGCCACGCGCCAGGGAATGCCAACGAGATCCTTGTCCTTGAGGCCAATCTGCCGTAGCCGATTTGGGCTGACTGCCTCAAGATGCGTTCCTTTCGCCTGAGATTGTAGCGGGCAATTCTCCCATCGGTGAGAATCATTCCGATAGCCGCCCCGGTCTCCTGAATGATAGCAATCTCCCAGGTTCAGCCATAGCGTCCCATCTGGTCGCAACACCCGCCGCACTTCACTGAAAATCAGAACCTCGTGCGCGACATATAATTTCGGCGTCGGCTCAAGGCCATGACAACCGAGCCATGCACCACACTTCGAGCAGATCGAGTCATTTCGCCAACGCGCCGCCTTCAGGCGTTGTGCATTTTCCTCGCCTGCTTCTGAAAAGGCCTCCGCCCCATTCTTGCCGGTACTTTTCTCGGTGTAATAGCGACGGTCAATCCATTCGTGCACACACTCGGGGTCTTCGTCCCATACGCTCGGCCGTAGGTCATAGTCCCGCAGCCCCCAGTAGGGCGGCGAGGTCACGATGCAGTGGACCGACTCATCCGGCATTTCGCGCAGGCATTCCAGCACGTCTCCGGTGTAGAGCGTTGCGTCACCTATCCGTTCAACTCTTCCCATCTATTTCCCGATGTACCGCAGTGAGTTCACGCGCTCGCGCTTCCTTATTTCTCGATCAATTCCAGCTGCCTCGGCTTTGCCAGCCGCATCTGAGCTCCCTTTATCCGTCCCCGCAGTTCGGCATTTTCCGCTTCTAGCTGCCAGAACTTCTGTGTTATTTCTGCGAGTTCTTTTCTTGTTTGCCGGATGATATCCCGCGCTTTCTCAGGTGCGTATCGTGACCACGCGATGGCATAATGGTGCTTGGTGAACTGCCAGACGATGAGCGCCACCAGCACTATCGCCGCCAGCCAAATCAGCGCCGACCATGGGAATGCGCGGAGCTGTGCAACTATGACTTGCAACATCTAGTTCCCCTCCTCAATTCAAAACCGGTTTACGCCGTGGGGGACTTGAACCCCCCGCATCCCTAGCCCTAGCCGGCGTACTGTGACCTCTTCAGCCACTCGGGGAGATTAACTCATGGGTTGCTATCCTCCGTGTACCTCTCTAAAACAACTCGCGGTCCTTCCGGTCCTTGGCTGACGGCCGGGAACCGGATAGGACCTATCGTTTATCTGCTCCAGCGCTCAGTAGCGCAAAAAGCAGCCAAGCAAAAACAACCCCGCCATAGAAAGCGGCTAGTAGCCACATCCAGTGAATCATAGTGTCTCCTTCTCCCCCGGTGCGGAGGCGGCGAGGGCGGCCTTGTTTACCGCTTCCTCCCGCTTGATTGCCTCATCGACACGGGCGAGTACATCAACAGCATCTTGCCAGATAGGTGATTTTTCTTGAACATGCCCGGCGCGATGATATTGGCTCAGCGCATCCCGCAACTTCTTGATCAGCGGCAGAAGCGAGTTGGGGGCGCGGCGAAAATCATGCCATTCGCAACCGCAAAGACCGCAGACAATACGGCCTATCGCAATTTGTCCTCTGAGTTTAATAGGTTCCCATTTCTCGCCGCAGTATGGGCAATACCGCATCATGCCAAAATCACTCATTTCGGTTCCTTCTTCTCCCCCGGCGCGGAGGCGGCATAATAATCCGCATTTGTATAAGGCTTAGGACACGATTCGCCAGGCCGAGGATTGCGGTTTATAAATAGTTTTCGATCCCAGTCTTGCAGTATTTTGAAGCCAAGATTGCAGATATAACGACCATTATAACCGAGTGCACGGCAACACCGATCCCTGCCTATTTCACATGATTTCTTTTGGCTGATTCTCATACTTCCTCCTCTTCTCCTGGTGCGAAGGTGGCGGAAGCAGTACATTTATGGCATAACCAAATCGGTTTTATGCCATCCGTACTGAATCCTACAGTCGCAGGTTTGCCACATTTGCAGATATGATCACCCATCACGACTTTCCTCTTTCTTCCCCGGCGCGGAGGCGGCGAGGGCGGCGTCAACCGCAGCAAATACGGTTTCAACTAATGTGAGTTGCGGAACCTTCATTACCGCTCGTGCACTCCATTCGGCGATCACCCGTCCAACTGTCGTTTTGACCATCTTCCCCAACTCCCGCACCCGGGACTCATACCATTTCCCATCCTTTCGTGCCCAGGCGAGATGCGCATTTGCTTCATTCAATTGGATCTGTAGCGCCTTTGCATCTGCACTCAGACTTGCGTAATGCTCACGTTCTACGCGCAGTACATCCTCCAACTCGCGGCACCGGGCCTCGGCGGTTTTGCGTTGTTCATCAAGTGAGTGTGCCAGACCATCTACGGCGATCTCATCGACAACCCGTTGTAGCCGCTTTGTCTCCGCCGCTTCCTCTTCCAGGCGGGCGATGAGCCATACTTCATATTCTGTTTGTGTCGGTTGTTCTTTCAACCGATTCTTATCCTCGACTTTCATCATTTCCTCCTTTCCGGGCCGCTTCGAGAGTGATCCTCAGTTCCAGCTACCATCGCCATGCTTCAGTCTCCGCCTTTCAGCCTCCGCCGCCTGCGGACTGCTATGCTTGCTGACGTAGACCATCTTGTGCTCGTCTACCTTCAAGTAAATGCGCCAGACTTGGCGGCGTTCATCCTTGCGGATGGTGTAGTCACCGATCGCCACGGTCATCACTTCCTTCTAAAGCAGGACTCCTCGGCGCGCTCCGCCGAAACAGGATCCGCGCCGAGGGCCTGTTACTTCATTGCCTTCATCCGCGCCGGCTCCGTAAAATCCGGCAATAATCCTGCCACTTGACCCGTTCGATAGGCTTCCTCAATTCCGGGTAAAATCGTCTCGGCAACCGTGTGACCATTTGGCAATACAATCTGCGCAAGGAACTCTTGCTCAAAAATAGCGATGCCCGTCTGGACAGCTTCGAGTTTCGCCTTAATCTCCAAAGCAAGCGCTCTCCAACGGCGTCGGATTTCGCGGGCATGTTCCTCTGTTGCGACAGTCGATCGACGCGTCCGTCCCCGGGGACTGCGGGTGAACTCTGTCATATCGGGTAGGGGAAGGACAAAACGCAGATGCTTGTTGTTGGCCGAGAACATCACCGCCGCCTTGTTTCCCCGCGTGGCATAGCCGAACTCAGCCGCCCCGTATCGTTTCAAAATGCTTTCGATCTCAGCTTTGCTCCGATCGACAGGGACGGAAGTCCTTTCGGCGTATTTGCGTGATGCCATAGCGCTATCTCGCCGCCTCTACGGTTTCATCCGTCTTGGCACCAATTTCCACCCATCCTCCCACGGGCAAATTCCGCTTTATGCATAACTCCTCTAATTTCTTGCAGCAAGCGATCTTATCTGGGCCATCCAGATATATCTCTATGCTCATATCCGGGTGAATGAATCCAAGAGTCATAGATTTCCTCCTTGCTGTAGTTCTTCCATCAGCGCCAGGAAATTATCCCAAGTTAGGTAGACCATGCTTATATCCCGGCTTCTGCGCGTGATGACAAGCGGGATTTTGTCTATTCCCGCACCCCGCAAGGCTTGCCCATAGGCTTCCTCCAGATTTACTCTCTCCTGGCGTTTGGCTTCGATGTGGAAGCGTTGCATGATGTTGCCGGTGCAATTGACATCACCCTTCGCATACCACATAGCACCAGAGGAGGGGGAACGATAAGCCCGGCCACCGAGTCGTTCCTCGATTTCTTTGGCGAGCTCGCGTTCAAAACTCTTGCCTTTGCTCACCGCGGATTCGCGTTTCATCAATCCGATTCCTTGAGAATCCATTCATTATCAACAGCAATTCGGTGACAAATCTCGATTGCTTCCGAGGCCACTTCCATGCTGATATCTGCCTCACTCTTGTGGATCATTCGCCGTTTCCCGCGGAACTCCTTGTACTCCACTGGCCAAGAAGACGTATCTTCCTTGATGATCTGCATCATCTCGCCCATGGTAAAACCGGTATAGCCACATAACTGCCGGGCATGACCTCGAAGATGATGGTTTTGGCTTTTCCATCCGGTTGTCCGGGGCCGGTGGGGTAGGTCGAGACGCACGTTTATATAACCAGCGGCCTTTTTTTCTGCCTGTTCCAACAATATGATTAGAGCATCCTCAAAATGTTTTGGTTTGGCGATGCAAACATTTGGGCCTGTTTTCCAGGAGTCGCAGCCGGTATCTATGATTTTGGTAGTAAATTGGATCACAGACTGGCCTCTGTATTGCCCTCTTGCGCTTGGGGCTGTACAGCCCTAAGACCTTTTGTGCCATTTCCGTGTTTACATACCGGATAGCGTTTCATGTGCTGTACAAGGGCATATCGAGCAAGATCAGAAGCGGTGCGGAAACCTTTCTTATTGGCAAAAGCATCCGCTTCTAGGCGGAATTCATCGCTGACCATAAAGGAAATTGTTCGGCTCATGTAGTTTCTCGATTAAGGTAATCGGCGAGGATTTTGCGCCATTCCGCCACTTTATCCGCTGGATGGGGTAGAATCGTCAGGCGAGCTTGTCCATTCTTGCCAAGATTGAGCAGGGCCAGGTCGTAGTCCCCAACATGCTCCCCGGCTAGGGCCAGGGCGTAGGCGGCGAGCTGAAGTAAGTAACGAGGTTCCTTTCCTGAACCTACTTTAATATCAGTCACCAAGGGGCGCTCCCGGCCGGGGAGACGGAATATCCGATCCAGGCGTCCGCCGTAGGAATAATCTGCGGCCACCACAATGAGTTCAGAAGCCTCTATCAGCGGATGAACTGCATCAACAAAGGATTGGTAAGCCCGGCAGAAAGGTGCCAGCCGCTGATCCAGGTCCTCCCAGTCTAGATTCCCCATGTCGATAAGACAGCAAGCATCATGAACATGGCGGCCTCTTTCTAAATAGAATGGGGCAATTTCTGGCATGGGCCAAATTATATTCAAGATCTTTGAAACAGAAGTGAGATATCGGCCCTCATACTGATACCACTTCTTGCCATCAGGGAAAGCGATTGACTCCAATCCCGGAGGCAGTTCGTATTTCATTCCAGCCAAGCCCAAGTTCTTCCGTGAATCGCATCCCGAATAGTTGCTTCGCTGACACCGAATTGGCGGGCAAGAGCACAACAACTATTTTCTTTGTCCCGGAAGATGCAACGTTTTCGTATTTCTCGAACGGTATTTTCCTTGAGAATCGCATGACCTTGCCGTTCTCCTCGAGGTTGGCGATTCTTGCTATCTCTATCACGCATATTCTCAGTATGTGTGCCCAGAAATAAGTGTTCTGGATTTATGCAGGCGGGATTGTCACAGCGATGAAGCACACTCAAACCGGGAGGTATTAGACCATAACATTCTTCCCAGATCTGACGGTGAGCAAAGATTACACTTCCATCGGAATGCACTCTAGGATAACCGCCCCTATTCGGTCGATGGGATATAACCAGGAGACATCCTGTTTCAGAGATTTCAAAAGATAGTGGTCGTCTGACAGCCATACTACTATCCTCTAAAAGAAACGGTTCCCGCATCATAGACCCGAATCCCGGTGATCCGGGTTTCCCCTTTCATCATCTTGACCATACGCCCGATTTTTACTGTGTCAGGCATCAAGAACTCCCGCGGGAGCAGCGCTTCATCCACTACTTCAAACTGCCAATTTTCTCTAGTGCTGGTCCCGGCAACCGTTACCTTCGGGATAGGGACCGCGATTTCGGCCACTATTACTTCGATTGGAGTTTCCAGGATTTCCGCAGCCTGTTCTGTCATGCCTTCTTTTTCTAGTCGCTCGGCCAGGGCAAGACGGGATTCTTCTTCGGCCTTGCGCTTCTGTGCGGCCTCCATCTCAGCTTGTCGGCGGGCTTCCTCGGCCTCCCGGCGCTTGCGATCCTCTTCCGCTTTCTGCCATGAGTAGGCACGGCTGGCTAGAAGTTTCTTCGCTCCCTCCAGCGGGTCGATGAAAGATTTCATCAACTTCATCACTTCTTGATAGGCTTCGTAGGTTTTCCTTTTTGCTGGCCCCAGCTTTTCCTCAACTAGTTTGATCCGGACTGAACAGGCCTTGCCTAGTTCCAGCGCTTGCGTGAAGGTCACTTCATCCACTACGGAAAGATTCTGTGCCGCCACCAAAACCGGATTCACTTCACTTTCAATCTCGATTCTCTCGGCTACCATGTTGTTCATAGACCCTCCTTCACACGGTTGCGGCGTTTTTCAGAAATCTGCTGAAGTTCCTGCAAAACATCTTTCAATTCTTCCTGATTTCCCCGAGCCCCGTCTGCTTTCGTCTTCCATTCCATTTTCTCTTGAGCTCCAAAAAGTGCGACGAGTGGGCCTTCCTTGCTTTTTTCTTTGATGTTGAGGGTTGACATGATTTCAGCATAGGGGCCTGCAGGGACCTGTTGAGGATGGGATTCGGCGGGCGGGGTCACATTCCGGGCTTGTGGCGGGCGCAGCTCGGTTTTCTGTTCCGTACGATCTCCGGTCGATTCCCCGTCATCGTCCAGATCGCCCGTTACGATCCCGAAGGCATTCCGCAACGCGTAACGTGTCGCATAGGTCATGGCCGAGGCGATTTTCTGTGAATCATTCATGTAGGCTTCCGGATCGATAGGGATGGTGAACTCACTGGATTCCGTGTGGCCATCCACATGATGAGCATTGCAGATTGCGGTAACGGCCTTGCCCGTTTGTTTCGTGACGATCGTGTAGGAAAAACCGAATTGTTCTAGAGGTTTTTTGATCTGCGAAACAATCTCCTCCATCGGGGCATAGGAATAATTGAAGTTCTTGCCCTTGGCTTTTTTGGATTTCCCGATGATCGGACAGGCAGCTTGGAATCTTGGAAGATCCTCAAAGAACCGCTCCCGAGCCCATTCCGCCTTCAATTCACGGCGCATGGCAAGAAGTCTTTCTATGGATTCCAGCGGCAATCCTTTCCCGATCGCTTGGGAAAGTAGTGCCTGCGGATCTACTGGCACAAGGGCCATAGTTTTTGTCATCATGCCCTGGCCATTGCCGGAGATAGGAATCGATTCTGAGGATTCTGCTTCCCTCACGATTGCCTTTCGCTTTGCAGGTTTCTTAACCGTTTTTGTTTTCATACCCGTACACCTCCAATCAGATATAAAGCCCTGGGGGAGCTGAGCTACGCCCAGGAGAGTCTCCCCCATGGGCCAACCCGGTGTACGGGTTAGTCAGGCACTCTCATGCCTAACCAGCCCGTCTACCGGCCTATGCGCCTTGCCTCCTTTCCGGGCCGCCCCCTCCCGAAGCAGCCCTCGATGATGGCCCCGATCAACCCCAGGGCGAGGGGAATCCCGATGATGACCCATCCGATTAGCAGCGCTAGTTCATCCATACGTCACCTGATAAAGGAGCCCGGCGGGCAAAGGAGGAAGAAATCCCGCCGGCGCTCCTGCGGGACTGAAACTCCCGCTATATTCTCTTCATACAATCCGGGCAGATGCCGTCCGTCCGGATGATCCCCGGTCTGGTATCGTCGAGGCGCTCCAGCAGAATCGGGGCAGGCTTGTGCCAACTACACCATCTTTCCAGCATCAGATAACTCCTTTGAGTTCTTTTCTTGTTTTGATTTGATTCAAATGAGCGAAGTCACCAAATAGATGTTTAGCGGCCGCATTATAGGCTTGAGCTGCATCTATTTCGTTTTTGAAAAGACCAAGAGAAATATGTCGACCATTCAATGTTATCTGAGAACGCCAATGCCGCGATTGTGAATGCCAATGAACGCCCTTATAAGATGATGTCCCATTCCGTGGCCGCATATTGAAATTATTTTCTTGTTGAGTAGCAATTCGCAGATTTATTCGGCGGTTGTCTAGGCCATTACAATTTATGTGATCTATATCTTGATTTGGAAGAACTTGCGCAATTAGGCGATGCATATACAAAGTAGTACGTTTATGTGGAGATATTCTTATATGGGCTATTGCATAGCAAATATTTCCTCTTTTTAACGCATACCATTTATATTGCGCAATTTTTTCTAAATCTTCTTTGTCAATCAAAGCGATCTTGCCCTGACTTAATGAAATAACGCTAGCCGCATTGCGCTCGATCATTTCTTCCCCCACAATACGGTTTTGCCCGTGAACCGCAGGCCCAGCTCTTCGTAGGCCCCCTCATAGAGTGCGGTCGGCTGGCTTTTGCCGAAAAAGGGGATTACCGGGTGCATGCAGTAATGACGGAAGAACAACTCGACCCCGTGCCAGCCGAGCCCGATTTCCACGCGATAGAAGGCATCGGTCGGGAACCAATCCCAGCCGGCCCGGGTGCCGAAGGCGTAGGTCCGGACTCCGCCGCCTATATAGAGTAGGTCAAGGATTCCCAACCGGGCATCCAGGTCTGTATATATAGACCCGGCCAGTTCCTGAGAGATGATGGGGTCTGGCCTATATAGGATCATCGTGCTATTCGGCAGGATGCCTAGCTCCAGGGCGAAAGCCAGTGCTAACCAGTTCATGAAGCACCTCCCATCTTGCCCGCCGCTATATAGGCGAGCAGGTCAACCTTGTAGATCAGCTTTCGCGGGCGTTTGGTCCCAACCGGCAGGAATCGTAATTTGCCCGCCCGCAGCAGTCCGTAGACCGTCGTCGGTCCTACCCGTAGCACCTCCGCCACCTCTTCCGGCATCAAGGGATCGGGCAGTTGATCCAGGGGCCGCGGGATCCGCTCCGCGCGGATGTTAGGCATGAGCGGCCTCTTTCATGATCTCTTCGATAATGATGACAATTTGAGTACTCATGGAGTGCCGATCCCTTTTCGCGGCTTTCCGAATCTCCTGGTGTATCTCCTTGGGCAGGTATACAGTCACCGCCTTTTTTTGATTATCCTTCATAGTCATGTACTATAGCGCATCGTGCATGATTTGTCAACATTTAAGAAAAAATATTTTTTGCTTGAGACAATCAGAATAAGGGACTATAATGTACTGCGGAGGAAGATATGGGCGTTGACAAGAAAAAGATAAAACCGACTACCGTTTACGTTCCTCGCAAAATATTCAAGGAAATAGAACGTTTCCATACGTCCGAAGGGCGCCCTGATATGTCGGATTCCAGCATGATCGTCAATCTTCTTCAGCGATGGTATGACGAGCGAATCCTCCCAAAAGACCGCCAGCCAAGCCCCAAAGAGAAGATCGGCGAAGGCCTGATACGCATCGGAACAATAAAAACTCTTCAGGTCGAAGATATATTGCGGCGACAGACGAACGGGGATAAGCGGCAATTCGGGGAAATCGCCGTTGCGATGCAGTTCATAGACCAGAAAACTCTTGATGATTATTTAAGTGGAAACCATCCTGGTAGGAGGAAATGATATGAAGAAGGCAGTGATCCGTTTTCTGTTGTTTGCGGTTGCTCTATTGGTGAGTTGTGCAGTTTCATTTAATCTTTCGACTTGTATTTCTACTCCCCCGGCAACCGATACTGATCGGATCAGAGACTATAACCAGCCTCTTCAGGCAATATTCGACGCCACCAAGGCTGTCCTCTCGGGTTTCAATGCGGAGATCATTCAGAGTGATAGTGCCGGCGGCATTCTTGTAGCCCGCCGACACCTGGGCGGCGAAATGGCCACGGCGATCCTGCTCGGTAAGGCGAGCGCTATTTTCAGTACCTACCGACTCAACCTTTTCACCACGAACGCAGGCACCCGCATTCAACTCCGCATCGTCGCCGCGTATGCCGATGGGTCCCATGAAAGCGAGTTCGCCAAGCCGGGCTATGATGAGTTCTGGGCAAAACTAGAGAAGGCCCTATCCGGCTTCTGATGCGCCCAGGATGATAAGTCCTTCCGCCAGTTCTCCCACCCGCCTGATCGTCTCTGCCGGCAATTCCGTATAGTGCTCGGTCATGGCCTCCGTGGCATGTCCGGTGAGCAGCCGCAGCACGTGGTCTTCCACCTTCCCACGCATCATGCTGTTGTACCAGTGCCGCCAAGCATGGAAGGTGAGGTGGCGCCGGCAACGCTCAGTCTCCGGGATACCGGAGGCGGCAAGTACAGTTCTATAGGTACGCGTGATCATCGTGGCAGACACGGGTCGATCCCGCCGGTATCCCCAGAAAATGAAGGCGTTCCGCCAGGGGTTGGTGGCGCTGAGCTCCTGGAGCATCGCTTCGGTCCGGGCCGGCAGCGGCACGTCCCGCACGCTTCCCCACTTCGGCAGCTTCAGCCCTTCTGCATTCTGCCAATTGTGGCAGACGTGGATATAGCCGGGCCGGAGGTCCTCGATCTGCAGGCCGCGGATCTCGCCCAGGCGCATGCCGGTGGTGGCCGCCAGCAGGTTGGCTGCCAGATAGCGCCGGTCAGGACAGGATTGGGCAAAGAAGACACGGACCTCCTCCAAGGAAAGGATCTCACGCCTGGGTGGTCGATCTGGAAGTGGTTGGATTCGCCGAACCGGGTTGGCCGGCAACAGGCCCAGGCGTTCCGCTTCCCCCAGGGCCACGCCTATCGCTTTACGGATACTATTAACCCGACTCGCTCCGAGGCCACTATGGCGAAGGTGGGCCAATAGAGCTTCCAGCAATTCCGTTGTCACCCGCACCAGAGACAGATTTTCCTTGCCCTGTTCTTTGAGCCAGGGAAGAACATACTGCCGAATGCAATGATAGCTGTTGTGGACATAGGCAACCGAAAGGGTTTTCTCCTGAGCCACCTGACGTTCGAGGTAGAGAGATCCTGGCGCCCAGAAGGAGGCAAGATAGTCGACTAGCGTTTCGGAACCCCAACGGATGATGCCCTGTTCCAAGGCCATACGGGCCGCGGCATCCACTTCGGCTTTGCGGGTCGGCGAGAGGTGCCGGGCCCGCTCCCCGAGCTCCCGGATGAGTTTATCAGCTGAGCGGCGCACCCGGTAAGATCCGTGGTCTTCATCCCAGAATCCGATATGATAGACTCGGGCATCGCCTTGGCCGCGGCGATAGATGATGTAAGACTTCCTCGTATCCTGGAGTATATCGCAGTTTTTCGCGTGTAACAATCGAAGTAACAAAAGCACTTTTGAGAAGATCGCGAGAAACTTATTTATTTATACTATAAGCAATAAGCCACGGAATCATCGCGATAGGCATACCCGAGGCGGCAAGTAGTATGTCTATTTCTGGGCTATTTCACTCAATTTGGCAGCGCTGAACGCCATTTGGGCCGTTTTTAGGCCTACTGGCTACCCTGGTCGCGCCGAAAGTTGCGCAAACGAGTAACTATTCGCGTAACATCCCTGCTGGCCTGGGGCTCAAGCCTCCATGACCCGGATATTCACAATCTCAAATTGGATAGGCTAATATATAGCCATTATCCAAATCAGTTATTTTCAAACCTTCTACTGGTTCCGCCGGACACGGAATCGCTACAGCGCCGTCCGTCTTCGGAGCGGCATCGGCATAGATCACGTGCGCGCCAGAATCGTTCTCAGTGATCTCAAGTTTGTGAGTGTTAATAGTGGCACCCGACAATACCCAGAAAATTGCCTTAAAAAACTTCCCAGGGATTACATCACTCTGTGCCGTGGCCTTGATCACGGCTCTGTTCGTGGATTGTGTTACTGCCATCGTTTTTCTCCTATGAATAAATTGAATATTAGAAAAAAGCCGAACCAGGAAGGATCGGTCAAACCTTCTCTGGTGGACATCACTTGAGTATCATCATCACCACCGCCACCACCTCCTGCTGCGGGAGCTGCTGGAAATCCGCGATCGGGCCAACCTCTATCTGGCAATCCCCTCTGAGGTATTCCGCCTACTGCCATGGTTCACCTCATGCGAAATTGATCGTCACGGCACTACGGTTACCGTTGGCATCCACGGTGGCCACAATGGCGTTGAAAGTATCTTCGGTATTTCTCCAAGTGATTGTAGTCGTACCACCACCAGTCACTTTCCCCGCCGCAAACGCCGGGATCAGAATACCAAGAAGTTGTTTAGCAGTTTTCGTCCCGGCTAAAACTTCATTCCAGATCTTGGTTACAGCATCTGCGTTGAATCCGGCAGCTTTGACAACCACGCCATCAGTGCCGGTATCAGCAAGAATAGCAGCCGTATCTGATTTGATTGCATCGGTCGCGGCGATGATCAGTGATTCGTCTGCCGGATCCGATGGCAAGTTGTCCGTTTTTGTCTTGATCGCAGCTGTGTCTCCCTTGATAGCATCAGTCGCGGCGATGATTAACGACTCATCTGCCGGGTCAGAAGGTAGATTATCGGTTTTGGCTTTAATTGCAGCAACTTCCGTATCGACCGCCGCAAGAATCGCTGCAACTTCAGTATCCACATAGTCATCTACGGCATCTATCTTGCTGTTTGTCGCAGAATGAGCTGATGTAATTGCAGCCTCAATCAAACTTTCATCTGCCGGATCCGATGGAAGATTGTCAGTCTTGGTCTTGACGGCCGCCACTCCTGCTCCGATATCTCCTGCCGTCTGGGCCGTTCCACTGACTTCTTTCACATTGACCTGAAAACCCGTGGGATCGGCCTGACTCTGTGTCTCAAACTCATCTACAACCTCTGCCGCCGAGGCCAGAAGCGATACCATTGACAAATCACTGGGAACTAGGATTTCGAAAGTCGTGGAACTGGTGGGTGTATTGTCCCAATCGGGAGCCACCGTCGCTACCTTGGTGCTTCCGGTGTATCCCATGATCTTTCGCCATTCACCCCGAATCCCGGAAGGTGTATTATTGGAAGCCCGCACGATGCAACCCACATAGGCTCCGTCTTTGGCCGAAGCACCGGAATCCAGTGTAATTGATCCGGCCGCGCCAGCCTGCGCTGTTCCCGAACGGAGTATCGGTAAGCGTTGCGGAAATAGGGTGAAGGCGCGGGTCAACGCTCCCGTACTCTTGGGCCGCACCAAGATTGCTTGAGCTGACATTTCGGTATAGGTGAAATCCAGATAGCAATCCCCGCTGGAAATCTCTGTTAGTTCATTTGTTGCATCGGCGGCGGCCGCGCCGTCTATGATTAGTTCGGTATCCGGTGAGCTGGGCGTTATAACTGCCCCGGCCGAATCTACAAGAGTCAGATATTCCCTGTGCTTGCAACCGTAGATTGGTTGAATCCTTGCATCTTTGGCACCCATGATTTATCTCCTTACTTCAAAATCATCGCTAATTGAGACGCAAAACCCAATTCCCCAAAGATATATTCATAAGCTCCGATCTCCGGTGGATCGCTTCTACTTATTCCGTCTTTATCTTCCAATACTTCTGTTGGTGAAGAAAGATATATTCCGGCGTTCAAACACCAACTATTAGCTCCGATATGATAATCGTTGTCCGGTGCATCATCGAAATCTGGGTCACGATTCCATAATGAATGCTCATCATCTTCTATGATATTGGAATAATCCTCTGTAGTCCAATTTGTGGGTCTACTGGTGCCATTCAAATACATATTTGCCGTTCCTACCAAAAGATCCAATTGCGCGAAATGATTCCACGGCTCGGCCCCTGATGGTACCCAGAGATTGTAGTCATTGTAGAAGTTAGTCACTCCACCAACAGCAGTATGATAACACTCTATCTGCATATAGACTGGTTTGTACCCAATGCAGTTCTTGATGTAGACAGTGCAAGGCCCAGCTCCCTCGTCAAATGCCTCCCAATTAACTCCATTGTTCGCAGAGATGCAGTGGTAGTAGTATGCGGTCACATAACCGCTGTAGCACATGAACCCACCGTTGCCTGTGTCCTGCGAGTTGTGATAGGAAATGCAGTTAATGTAGTAAAAAGTACGAATTCCCGCCGTTCCGCCATTCCCCGCGAAACCATCTTCGCCGTTGTCATGAGCAATACAATTAATACATATAGCACTTGAATCATGCGTGTCGCTTGACGTTCCAAAATCGAAACCATCACGGGGATGATTCTTAGATTCACACCTGAGATAAGTTATATTTGTGGAACCGTATTGTCCAAACCCATGGGGTAAATCTTCTCCCTGTCCATTGTCATCAGCAACACAATCTATGAAAGACCCATTGTTACAATTCTGATCGGCTACTCCCCCTAGGCAAAAACCTAAACTGTTATTCAATGATGCAGTGCAGTCTCTTATTTCAAAATCATCACAATATGAAAGATTCAATCCGGCGTCACTTGCGCAACTCATGAAATCTACATATCGTAGATGGAATCCCGTCAAATGTGGTGAATTAGAACCATAGACGTTAATTCCTCTTTCGGTAGCATCGCGTATTATGAGATGATTGTTTGAATCGCCTAATATATAGATATAGTTTCTATCATCAATGGCGATAAGACCAGTCCAAGACGCTATTGTTATTCCTGTCCCATCAATAGTTACATTCCCACTGCCCCAACTATTACTTACTTGAATGGTGATAGGATTTCCGACAGTAGCAGTATCATAATATGTAGAGTTTATGCGAATCATCCCACCATTAGTAGAATCATGCGTGGTTCCGGCTTTCAAAACAAACACCGTTCCGGCCGATACTTTATTAGCCTGTGTGATAGTTCCCGCTCCTGGTCCCCATACGGCATTGGCCCTAATCCAATCTGTATTTCCGGTATTCCTCGTTCCGGGAATTGTTCTCCAGGCATGAGATGTATCTGTCCCTATGGCCGTATCATCACCTGCGGCAAAATCAATATAATAGGTCGCCATCTCTGCGTCTTCGATAAAACATCGTTACTACGGGAATACTTAAACCACTGACAATATATTCATCTACACCAACACTGTAGGCTGCGGCATTATATGTTTCTCCTTCAATGTCGGTGGAATAAAGTCCGCTTCCGGGATTGGCTAGTCCGGCGTGCCAAAGACCACTTGTAGATTTAAGAGTGAAATTACCATTGGCACCATCAACAAAATCACCGGTCCACCGAGCGCCTCCGCCAGTCTCGCTAACCGGATGAGTTTGTGTATCGGCATCATCGAGAGCACAGTAATCAAGTGATAGACTTCCTGTCCCGCTATTATCATATACATCATCGGCGTTGTCAAAAACAGCGCAGTTTCTCACGGTGAGAATTGCATCCCTATATTCTAAGGCATATCCTGCCCATCCGCAGACGACAGAGTTGTAGATATTTACATTAGATGTGTAGGCATATACTCCCTGAAGTCCCACTCCCTTACCATCAATAATACAATTCCATACCTTGATTGTATTACCAGTTCCCCCGTATCCTTTTATTCCCGCAAAATATCCACTCGCTACCCCGCCAACTTCCATGCGACAATTGTAAAGACGTGTTTCTCCTGTCCCTCCTTCAATTAAAATAATTCCATTATATGCTCCCGATGAATAAATAGCGCGGATTTGCAATCCTTTGACATATACATATCCAACATTAATATCAAGCGGGAAATGGTCTGTGACTTCTAATCGGTATCTACTTGCATCCCAACTTGTTTTTACCGCCTCATTACCTGCAACGGCTTCGATAAGGATATAATGTGTAGAATCCGTTGTCCAATCCGATGAGATATAAACATAAGTGGTATCTGCGGTACCAGCAGAAGATCGCACATAGACATGGTGCCAATTCCCTGCTGACACAAGATTATTCGGTTCTGCCTGATCCCAGGCATATAGAGATAAATATGCTGTCGCCCAAGATAAACCATTGTGCGTTCCACCACCGCAATCAGGATCTACATAACGAATTATTTCAGCCATTTAGTTCTTCTTTCCGTTTTTTCTCTATGGTTGAACCGGCACAATCTCGGGTTCCTTCATGATCATATTGATCGCAACCACCATAAAAATCAACCCATTTATCACCATGAGCCGTCGGCTGCGGAAAACTCAGGCTTCCATGACCCGGATCTTCGTCACTGTCGTCATGACCGGCTCTCTAGTCACGGAAAGATCCACCTTGGCAAATATGCCCCCCTCGGCCGCGGCGGGAACCCTGAAGGACTCGGCCTCGAAGTTCCGGCGGTATCCGCCTTTCATGAAATCTGCCGGCTCAAGATTCTTCTTGTAGGGCGAAGTGATCAGGCCCCTGCGTTTCCGCCAGACGAGATTCCCAGCCCGGTTGATCGAGGCGATCGGCGGGAGTTGGCTGAACTTGTGCTGATGCTTGTGCCCAAGGGCGATGATGTCGGCGTTCACCCACATGGCGAAGCGGCTTAGGTCGATCTCCCCCCTGGAGATCTCCGCTATGCTGCCGCCTTGCCCATGGTCCCAGAACACGTCGACGTTCCAGTAGTGGCCCCATCTATCTTTGAAATGGTAGCGCACCAGGCCCAGATAGCCGCCGTGGATCATGGGGTAGGGCCGCTTCTCCCGGTCCCGGACCTTGTTCGCCCTCTCGACGAGCCGGCGCACAAGGTCGATGCGCTTGTACTTGAGCGCCGAGACCTCGTGGGTCCCGAGGCCGACCACATCATAGAGATTGACGTAGGGTTCAAAGAGCGCCCAGGCACGCTCCAGCGCCTCGTTCATCTCGTCCTCCGTGGCGTACTGGTCCTCGGCCTTGTTGTAGCGCTTCTTGTCGTGGACATCGATCAACTCCCACATGTCGCCGTAGAAGATGCCGTGTGCGTCCCTGGCCTTCGCCTCCTCATGTTGTTCGATAAAGCGTTCTTTATCAAAGCCGGGAGAATCTAAATGCCAGTCCGAGGAGAAGAAGAGCCAGTGCTCGCTCACCGTCGAACGGACCGAGATCGGAAACTGGCATGATACCTGGATCATCTGACTACTTAACCAGGAGCAGTACGGTGATCGTTATGGCACCTGCGATTACCAGTCCTCCGCCCGCCAGTGCTCCAATCCTCCAGAGCCGGGCCTGGCGAAGCGCTGCATCCCGTTCATTGATCAACTCCCGTTTCTGTTCCACCATTTCCCCCACGTAGGCTCCGAAGGCTTCCGAGAGCATGTCGTACTGCGTTCGCGCTCCGGCGAGCGAGATCAAAGTCGCCCTCAATTCCTGCTGCAAGTCCATTACCGAGATTTCCGCTTGCTTCAATCGCTGCTCCAGCTCCGCTGAGGCCTGCTCGGATTCGGTCAAGTTCTGCGCGGCTTGCGCTAAGCTCGCCTGCAAGGCGCTGACCTGCTGTTTCCGCTCGCTCAGCCGCAACAATAGCATCTGCAAGTTCTGATCGGCTTCGATCAAGCTGGCGCTCAACGAGGTCTCGTAGGACAACTTCTCTGACTGCTCTTTGCCGGTCGAGTTCTGCGCTCCCGCGAAGGGGACGAACCACAGCAAGGAACACAATACCAGCACCCACAACCAGGCCGGCCGCGAAGGCCAGCGCCAACCATTTCGCACGCACCTCATTTCCCCTCCCTCTTTTTCCAACGCCGCAGGCGCTCGAAAAACAGAAATACGGCCCCGATCCCGCCCGCCAGCCCAAGCGCCAAGATGCAAAAATCCAGGGTGAAACTCCCCAGGGCCTTCTTTATTTTTTCCCAGATCGAACCTCGATCCATCGTTTAATCTCAGGCCCGATTGCTGCGGCCCCGCCTTGGCCGGCGATTAGCAACCCGATTGTAGGCAGCGCCTTGAGCAACTCGGACCAGCGCTCAACCGAAAGCGTATAAGAAGCGATGATCACATATACGAGGAGCACCGCAATCTCCACGACCCACGCG